CACTGAACATCACCAAAGACACGTTGGACGTTACCGATCACGGTGACACCTTCCGTGCATTTGTCGGCAGCATGATCAGCGGTTCTGGCACCGTTGAGCTGGTGTACGACCCAGATGCAACCGGTCAGGCTGCATTTATTGAAGACGTGATTACTGCTGCGGACCCTGCAGACGCCACGTTTGAGCTGTTTACCACCGGTACTACCTCTGGTACTGACAGCGTGAGCTTTGCGGGCATCATCACCAGCATGGATATTGCATCAACTGTTGGCGATTTGGTCGTTGCTACCTGCAACTTCGTCACCAGCGGCGCCATCACTTCCAACCTTGAATAAGGGTTGATCTGATGGCCAAAATCGAGCGTGGTGGCCATACCTTTGATGGCTACAACAAGCCGATCCGCACCCCTGGCCATTCCAGTGGTAAATCTCATGCTGTTGTCATTAAAGAGAACGGCAAGGATCGGCTTATTCGATTTGGCCAACAGGGTGCCAAAACAGCAGGCAAGCCAAAGCCTGGCGAAAGCGAGGCGATGAAAAAGAAACGTGCTGCTTTTAAGAAGCGACACGCTAAAAACATCGCCAAAGGCAAAACCAGTGCTGCTTACTGGGCAAATCGTGTGAAATGGTGACATGACCTACTCCGTTCCAGGGCTCGTCAGGACGCATCTCGTCAGCTCTTCCTACATGGGAAGTGTTGACAGTCCTTTCGTGCGAACACGGGCCGTGATCGACCAGATGAAGGGCTGGGAGATCATGAAGGCCGTGACCAACGGAACGGAGTATCTGCGCGATAACTGCGAAGCATTTTTGCCTCTAGAGCCCCGTGAGGACTACTCCGCATATCTGGCACGAGTCAACCGCTCAGTTTTTACGCCTTACACGCAGCGCTTGATTCGAGCTGCTGCAGGCTTAATACTTCGCAAGCCAATCAGCATTGAGGGCGACCCTTATTGGACAGATGTCTTTAATAAGGACGTTGATGGTTGTGGATCGGATTTAGATGAGTACGCTCGACGACTCTTAATCTGTGCCCTGACTTATGGGCACTGTCACACGCTGGTTGATTTTCCTGCGCCTTCGGACGCAAGAAGTCTTGCAGAAGAGCGTGCTCTTAATCGTCGGCCCTATTGGATTGAGGTGGATCCGACTCAGGTCTACGGTTGGCGATTGGACCGCGAAACCAATTATGGAAACCTTACTCAAGTTCGGATTGGGGAAAAAGCCGTAATCCCAGACGGTGAGTTTGGAGAAAAGGTCTATGACCAAATCCGTGTTATTGAGCCTGGTCGTTATCGCGTCTTCCGGCAAGAAGAGCAAAAGAAAGAGATGCAAGGGAGCTTCCCATACCCCTCTTCATTCGATCAATCCGACGCTACGGCGGAGTATGAACTGGTTGAATCTGGTCCTTACTCGCTCGATCAGATCCCCTTGGTGACGATCTATGCGAATAAAACGGACACAATGACTAGCAAGCCACCATTGCTGGACATTGCTCATCTCAATCTGGCCCATTATCAACGGCAAGCGGACCTCATCCACAGTCTCCACATCGCTTCGCAACCGATGCTCGTCCTTGAAGGTTGGGACGACCAAACGAAGGACGTGGCTATCAGCGTTAATTACGCGATGGCGACCCAGCCGGGTAACAAGGTCTATTACGTGGAGCCTGCATCAAGCGCGTTTGAGGCGCAGACATCGGAGATCCAGGAGTTGCAGCAACAGATGGCGACACTCGGCATCAGCACGCTGAGCCAGCAGAAGTTTGTTGCTGAATCTGCCGATGCACGGCGTCTGGATCGGATTGACACCAACTCGATGTTGTCGATGGTGTCGATGGATTTGGAGTCCGGCTTGCAGAAGTCTTATGACTTGGCAGCTAACTACTTGGGTCTTGAGCCGCCCAAGGTGAAGATCAGCCGTGACTTTGACCTGCAGCGCCTGATTGGTCAGGACATTGCAGCGATGGGTCAGTTGTTTGAGGATGAAGTGATCAGCCGCGAAGAGTTCCGCGACATGTTGGTTCAGGGTGAAATCCTGCCTACAGCAGCTGAACAGAAACAAGACCCGCCTAGCGAAGAGACTTCACCTAATAGCGATCAAATCGACCGTTTGATCAACGCAATGATGCAGTGAGGCTATGGCGGACAAAAACAGCCTCACGCTTGCACAGATCACCGCGCTGGTAAAACTCGCCAAAAAGGTTGATCAATTCAACAACCTGTTATCGGGCAATGGCTCGCCAGGCGACATTGGCACTAACGGTGATTGGTATGTAGATGTTTTAACCAAGCGGCTGTACGGGCCAAAGACCGAAACCGGCTGGGCAGGAGCACCTGTTGCTATTGGCACAGCAGACGAAACGGGCACGCCACGTGCCACCGCTCCAAGAACTGCTCTTAATTCTGACGGCACTCTTGCTGCTGGTTCGGGAGCCACTGGACCTCAAGGGCCACAAGGTGAACAAGGGCCACAAGGTGAACGAGGCCCTGCCGGTGCAGATGGCGCTGATGGTGCAACAGGAGCTACTGGCGCTACAGGCGCTACAGGCGCAACCGGACCTCAAGGTCCAGCAGGCGCAGATGGTGCTGACGGAGCAGATGGTGCTACTGGACCTCAGGGACCAACAGGTGCCACTGGAGCCACAGGCGCAACAGGAGCCACGGGTGCAACAGGAGCAGCTGGTGCTGACGGTGCTGATGGAGCTGATGGCGCAGCTGCAACCATTGCTATTGGCACGATTACAACTGGAGCCGCTGGTGGCAGTGCCAGCGTTACTAACAGCGGTAGTTCTTCTGCTGCTGTTTTTGACTTCACGATCCCGAGAGGAGCTACTGGCGCAACAGGTTCTCAAGGCCCAGCCGGATCAGATGCCTTTGTTGCGGTGGGGACAACAGCTGAGCGTCCAGGCAGTCCTGCAACAGGAGCCATTCGTTACAACACCACGGAAAACAGGTTTGAGGGCTACAACGGCAATCAGTGGTTGAACCTGTCGCCCGCAACCATAGATGAGGTTGGCGGCACGGTTTAGACTTAGGAAAACGCCTTTTTAGCAATGGCTAAGTCTCTTGACAGAGTTCTGCAGGCCGATGGTTCCTACAAGTGGGAACTTGTTGATTCTTGGGATCCATCATCCGAAAGATCAGCCAAGCCTGTTGAAAAACCTGCAGTTAAAAAGCCTGCCGCCAAAAAAGCAAAGGCTAGTAAAGTAGCAGAGTAAATCAATTCCTAATAATGGAAGAACAAGTCATCCAGGAGACGCCCGTGGCGTCCTCTGAGCAGCCCGTGGCTGAGACTGCAAACACCGTCAACATTGATGTTTCTGCTTACGAGCAGCAAATTCAAGCGTTGCAACAGCGTGCCACTGAAGCCGAGGAAAAGTTCCAAGGCATTAAAGGCAAGCTCGACGACGTTTACAAAAAACAAGACGAGCAGCGTCGTAAAACACTGGAAGATCAAGGCCAGTGGAAGGATCTCTGGGAAGAGGCCAACAAAACTGCTCAGACCAAAGACCAGCAAATTGCTGAGCTGCAGCAACAGCTGGTAGATCTTCGTGCTTCTAACGAGACTGCAGCAATGAAAACATCTGCACTCTCAGCGATCAGCCAGTCCGGTGCGATCAATGCTGATCAGATGTTGCAGCTTGTTCAGAGCAGTTTGAAAAAAGCAGAAGATGGCAGCGTCAAAGTATTGAATGGCGGTGTTGAGGAAGACATCAATGTCTACCTTGCCAAGCTGAAAAACCCTGGTTCTGGCTACGAACATCACTTCAAGCCAAGCGCTCAAGCTGGCATGGGCGCTAAGCCAACTACAGGAACTGCTGGTGCCGCAGGTATCGCTAATCCTTGGTTGGAAGGTAGTATTAACTTAACCAGGCAAATGGCCTTGGAATCTACCGATCCTGAGCTTG